GAGATTCCTCTACGTCTCGTGGGCTCGGAGATGTGTATAAGAGACAGCGTTCATATCCGTATTGTTTGAGGCCTTGATTGCGCCCTTGTCACCGGTACGGATGAAGTAAGCCAATGCTTTGACTTCATCGTCTCCGCGCTTGGTCTTGTTGTTGATCGACGTTGCAAATTCCACGTTGGTGGTTTTGCCGGCCGTGTTCGTTGAGGTGAAGGCCTTGAGCTTATCATCCATCAACGTTGCGATTTGATCCAGCGTTGGAGCCACGATCTCCGCTTTGTTTTCGTTTTCCATTTTGACTTCTGTGTCTTGTGGTTCTGTGGGTTGTGATTTCACCTCCAACGGCTCCTCGACTTCCACAACCGCTTGGGTTGTCTCCGGAATGTCGCTCGTGGCTCCAATCAAAAGTGACTTCAAAGATACAACATTGCGCGGCTCCGCTGGAGTAGGTGTCAAGCTCACCTCTCCGATGGGCCATTGCGAAATAAAATTGCCGCCCTCCGTTTTAACGCGCTCCACCAGGTGGCCGGCCGCTCCGCTCGAGATTCCCATTTTCTTACGTCGGACCATTTCCTCAATGGCCTTCTCGTAATCCTCTCGGAGTTTCATTTGGGCCTCCATCCAAAGGCCGGCATCCTTGCGGTCCAGTTTGGCCGAGCCGATACGCTTACGGCCGAGCTCTTTGTCCAGGCCGTGTTGGTAGTAAAGGCCAACCTCCTTCACCGATCCAAAGTCGGTCTCCCCGGTGAAGTAGTCTCCCTCGAGGTCGGTATCACCTGGGCCGGTGAATCGGACCGCGTATCCTTTGATCTCCAGGCCGCCACCCTCAAGCCGCTTCACCTCGAGCTCATCTCCAAACGTAATTAGTAAGTCATCCATGTTAATGGCCTTTTCTTCATTTTCAATTTCGGAATACAATCTACGGAACCATTCCATACCTGGTCGGCCGCCCCATAATAGGGCTGCCACTCCGGCCGGTGATTCATCATCAAACTCCAAAAAGCGTTCATTGCGAGCCCAAAACCGATAACCTTTGCGGATTTGCTCCTCACCGATTGCCTCGCCCCGTGCTATAGCTCGCGCCACCCGGATGGTTGATGGCTCGAGGCCTTCACCACCAAAACCCTCCTCGTAAAGCTCCAGGCCGCGTCGGTAGGCCGCCCGTACGTCTTGTGGTGCCACCTCCTTTTGCTTGAATTCAATCTCAATGGTGACCTCGGACTCATCCTCCTCCTCCTGGTCCCCTTCATGGGCCTTGTAAGCGTTGCAGACGAATGACTCCATCACCTGGTCTTGCCACAAATGGCAATAACCGTGAGCGTAGTGTGCACACGTTCCACAGTTAATGCCCTCCTCCTCGGCCTCCCGGTAATTATCCGGCAGCACCTTGAGGTCTTCGCTGGCCTCCAGGGCCGCTATCTGATCCAATGCGGCCTCCCGGGTTTGGTGACATCCCATTTGCTGGCCGTCATCATCCTTAATCACGGCAAATTGTCCACCCACGCCCTCGGCCGTGGTACACGCTCCTTCACTTATTGAGTATGGCATTACGTCACCGGAATCATGGTACAACGGCAGTTAATAATCTCCTCGGGTGGACCGCCTGGGTCACCCGGAAACTCCAAAGGTACGCCCATCACGTCAAAGTCCTGGTTGATGGCCACTTGCTGACCGTCCACCAGGTCGTGTGACTCGCGGACTTTCCCATCCCGTTGGCTCAACCATTGCTTTTGCTCCACCCCGGATATTCTAAAGGCCCTCATTTGCCCGGACTCAAAAGCCGAGTTAACCGTGGTGTTGACAATGGCCGGAATCCGGTTGGCCCGGATGCCCTCAAACGTTTGTCTCACTTGTGCGGTGATGCGCTGAATCATCGTCTCATTGTCCAGGCCGGACTCCACCTGGGCAATGGCTTTGGCGATTTGGTCCTCTGTGGTTTGCACCACGTTCACAAACTTAGACCGCCTAATCATGAGCTCCACCACGTCCGGTGCCAATTCCCGCACCCGTTGGGCCTGGGATATTCCGAGCCTGGCCTGGCCTCGACTGAGTCCCTCCGACAATGCCGCGAGGACCGCCTCCCGGATGGCCGGCTCTATCTCCGCGAGGGCCGTATCGTAGTTGAATACCTGGCTGACCTGGAGCTCGGCCTTCATGTCTCCGAGCTCTCGTAGCCGCTCCATGATGTCTTGCTCGATGCGCCTAAAGGCCTGGGCGATGCCGTCCTCCACGTCACGCTCCACGGCTCGTTTCCGTCGATCAATGGCTCTCCACTCCCGGTCTAATTGCTCCGGTGTGAATGCCTTTCCCGCTTTGCGCTCAAGCCCGATCTTGTAAAGGATTACTGCCGCTCTGTCCTCGGGTTCGAGAGCGGCCGTTAAAAATCAAACGGTGGGCTGAAGGCCGACTTGTAATCCTCTCCGTCCTCGAGCCTGGACTTGATAACGTCGTAAATGGGCATCGGTATGTGGTCCGGACTGAAGGGCGCATCCGCTCCACGGGATTTGACCTTGCGTCTCCAGGCCCGGATTTCCGACTCAATGGCCTGGGTGTCATCCTGGACCTCCTCCTCCATGACTTCCGGTGTGACTTGCTGGGTGACTTGCTGGGTGACTTGCTGGGTCGGACCGTAACCCAAAAGGGCCCGGGCTTCATCAACGGTTAGAACCGGTGCACCTCCGGTGAGCTGGGCCAGGGCCTGGGCTTTTTCGACCTCGTACCGCTGCATGACCTCGAGCCGCTTGGGCTCAAATGAGAACCTCACGCCGAGCTCGCGTAGCAATGTGGCATTGATACGGTGGGCGATCCGGTCCGCTTGGGGTAAAACGGTCTTGGTGTAAAAGTTTACATCGTCTTGCTGGGCCGTCGCAAAATTGGCCGCCCCGCTGATTACAAACGAGAACGGTACGCCCAGGGTGACGGCGATGAGCTCCCGCTGTTCACGGGATAACTGAAGGTTGCCCAGGTCTTTGATGCCCTCCCCGATGGTTTGGACATTGACCGCGTCCGCTTCCACAACCTTTGTGGTGCCGGCATTTCCTTTACCGCTGAACCATGACCTCCACCCGCGCTCTATCCGGTCTCGCTCTTCCCTGGGTGTTCCCATGGGCACCCCAATGAGCGTGGCCTTGAGTAGCCCGTTGTCGAGCGTTGAATCCAAGTAGGTTTGGAGTGAATGGAGGACATCCGCACCGGTCCGAGCTGCATAACCGATGGAGGACCCAGGCCCGATCTCCGTTAATGGGTCTTGCTGGTAAATGGCCACCACGTCCTCGGCATCCAGGGTGAGCTCCCGTCCGTTCACGGTCCGCTTATACGCGTACACCTTGCCGGCCTGGTCATACAATGGCTGAATGGTGTTGGGTGACATCCATTGGAGCCCCACCAGGTTGCCGTTGTCGTACACCTTGAGCCAAAAGGCCGAGCCCACCAGGATGAGTGAGGCCTCGGTCTTAAATATCAAATCGCTCCACCCGGTCATGAATCCGAGCTCATCCGGGAAATCGTAATCCGCATCCGAGTCGTAACGGATGTCCTCCGGGTTGGTCGCATTCACGACCGTAAACGGGATGCCTCCAATGGCCGCGGCTCTCATGTCCACACAAGCCCGTAGGAATCCATTGACCCGGTAAGCCTCAACAATCGTTAAATGCTTTGCGTCCGTTTCCTGGCCATAAAGCATCTCGGCAATTAAAGAATCGGCCCGGAAATTCTTTATTCCTTTTGTTGGGCTTATTAGTTGAAGAGCCATGACCTACGGGTTGCCGTTTGTGTAAATGCGAGGGCCAAACTCATTACCATGTCATCATGCAGACCCGATGGTGCGTTATATCGAATGTTTCCCGATGGTAACCGTTCCATTTCGTACGCTTCGAGCTCTTGGATGAGCGTGTAATCATTTGGAATATGGATGGAGCCTTGTTCAAACGCCAAAGATAACGATTCAATGGCCTCCGCTTTTGATGATGCCGTGGTGAGGAATGGCCGGACCGGTAAACCATCTCTTCGTAATTGCTCAATGATGGGCTCTCCCATGCTGTTTGACTCGGCCACAATTACCCGCGGCTTCCACTTATCGCACAAGGCCTTGAGCCGCTGCACCTGGACGTGGTAATCCACCTTGTTGGACCGGTCGATGGATAGGACCGCTCCCTGGGCCGCATCGAACACGGTGAACACGGTGAAGTCGTTGAGCTTGCCCCAATCCACCCCAATGACAATGTGTGATTCCGGCATCGGCCCCAGGCCCTCCCGGACCGCTTCCCGCACCTTGCGGAATACGCCACCGCCATCCTCGACAAACTGAGCCTCGATTTCCTGGAGGTAGATTCGCTCTGGTAGATCCTCCTTCATGGCTCCGATCTCATCCGGACTAATTACCGGGTTGGAGAACGTGGACATTTGCCACCGCATCCACTCCGCGCCCTCCTTGCGGTATAGCTGCCAAAAGAAGTTCCGGCCCTTTGGTGTGGACAGGAACCAGGCCCGGCCCTCGAGGTCGGCCAGGGTGGGCCGTATGGCCGCGGTCC